TTATTTGGGCAGCTTTAAGTTGCGCTGAGACATGAGCGCGAAGGTAACGTCAAACCAAGTTGACGGTGGCAACGGGAGTTGACGGAGGATGTGAACCGCAGTTACCATTTGAGCCATGAAGAAGTCCTCAGCCATCCAGCATTTCGGCGGCGTCACCAAGCTGTCCGGGTTGCTGGGCATTAGTCGGCAGGCCATCTACATGTGGCCCGACGAGGTCCCGGACCTCTACCAATACAAGCTGCACTACCTCTCCGAGCAGCGCCTCCCTCTGGGCAGGGCCGCGCGTGGAGCGATCCGCCAAGCGCTTACTCGGCAGGCGGCACGATGAACAGTGCGTCGCGGGCGATCAGCGGTTGCGGGCCCGCGGCTTCAGGCGGGGCGGTCACTCTCCCCGCCCTTTTCTTCGCGCGCAGTCTCTTTTTTTGTCCGGCGGCCGTCTGTCCGCGCCTGTCCGCAAATAACGGAAGGGGGTGGAATGGCTGACCAGGGCGCGCTCTTCACGGAGGACATCAACGACGCCATTCGTGATGTCGTGCGCGCTCTTGGGGGCAACAAGGAAGTGGGACACCGGCTGCGCCCTGAGATGCCGGCGAACGAGGCCGGCACGTGGCTCAAGGACTGCCTCAACCCCGCGCGGCGCGAGCGTCTGAATCCCGAACAGGTCGTGTGGCTGTTGCGCGAGGGACGCAAGGTCGGGTGCCACTCGGCCATGCACTTCATCGCTGACGAGGCGGGCTATCTGCGGCCGGTCCCGATGGAGCCGAAGGACGAGGCCGCGGAGCTGCAGCGCCAATACATCGAGGCGGTGCGCCTGCAGAAGCGGCTGGCGGACCGGATGGAGCGCGTGATGGGGATGCAGCCATGAACCAGCTCGCGCTCCCGATCGCCTCTCCGGCCGCCCTGCGTGCGGTAGGGCGTCGCGAGTACGTGCTGCGGCGTGCCCTCGAGGAGCGTGCTCGCTTCCGCCCCGACTTCTACGACTGGCTGCGTGAGAACCTGCACGTCTGGGAGCGCTTCGAGACCGAGGCCGAGCGGGCTGCGGCCGCAGGGCGCACGCACTACAGCGCCCGCACCATCGGCGAGTACCTGCGCCACCAGACTGCTCTGGAAGCGCGCAACGACGGCGAGTGGAAGCTGAACGACTGGCGTTGGCCTGATCTCGCGCGCCTCTACCTCGTCCTGCATCCGCACCGCGAGGGGTTCTTCGAGCTGCGGGGGCGCACATGACGACGCCCGACAGAACCTATGTGGAGCGCCGACTCGCCGAGATCCGCAGACGAGCGCCGGTCGTGCCGCTCGCGAAGCCCGTCCCGCAGCGCGTCAGGTGAACCACGCACCCGACGGCACGCCGATCATGCATCACCCCCTGTCCTGCATGCGAAAGCGCAAGTACGACAACGAGGCGGAGGCCTGGTCGGTCATCTTCCGCATGCGCGCGCGCGGTCAGGACACCGAGCGCCTCGTGCCCTACAGCTGCGCCTACGGGGGCCACTGGCACTTGGGGCGCATGCCCACGCGCATGCAGTGCGAACTCGCCAAGGTTCCCCTCTCGGCCGGCCCGGAGCCCGCTCCTCCTCCCTCGGGACCCGAGCCGGTCGAGGCGGGGGCCGCATGAGCTTCCCGGACGACCGGATCGTGTGTACCGAATGCACGCACTGCGACGCTGGCTCCTACCGCTGCAGGCGCTTCAACACGAGCACGATTCTGGACCTGCCGCGGCGCTGCACGGGTTTCCAGCCGGTGAAGCAGCTCGTCGACCAGCGGCCCGGTACCGAGCGCTGGCCCACGCTCAAGCGCGAGATCGAGGAAGTTCGCGCCATGGATCAGGCGCACTGGAAGGGGCGGTAGGAGCGTGGCGGGCGACTGGATCAAGATGCGCGGCGCGCTGCTCGAGCACCCCAAGGTCATCGCCGTCACGCGCGTCCTGCAGCAGAACCGGGAGTTCCGGGAGTGGCTTGTCCCTGGCGGCGGCAAGGACATGGACGCGCGCCTCCTGTCCACGCCAGCGTCACGGGCCGTCACGACGGCGTTACTACTTCGTGCGTGGTCTGCCGCACGCGAGCACGGCAAATTCCTCGACGACGACCTGTGGCTCGAGCACTCATGGGTCGAAGACCTCGACCAGATGGCGGGCGCGCCTGGCGTTGGGCTCGCCATGGAAGCGGTCGGCTGGGTGCGGCCGCACCCGACGGCGAAGGGCGTAATCCTCCCTAATTTCAAGGAGTTCAACGTCCCGATGACGGAGGCCGAGCGCGCGCACAACTACCGCCAGCGCAAGAAGAACACCGAAAACGGCGTCACTCAGCCGTCACGAAAGCGTCGTGACGAAAAGAGCGAAATCGTCACGACTAGAGTAGAGAAGAGTAGAGATATACCGGTATCTCCTAACGGAGATACCGCCGCAGCCCCGATTCCCCCAGCCGACGACCCGAAGCGAGAGGCGTGGCGTATGGGGAGGCAACTCCTCGCCGACGTGGGCGTGAGCCGAGACCGGGCCGGCGCCTTTCTCGGGCGCCTTGCGCGTGAGTCCTCGGACGCAGTGCTCATCGGGGCCATCCATCGGTGCGCGCGCGAGCGCCCAGCCGATCCCAAGTCGTGGCTCATGGCCGCATGCCGGCAACCAGGGAAGCAGGCCGCGCTCGAGGCGCGGAATCGTGACGCAGCGGCCGCGTTCGTGGCCGGGGGGGACGAATGAGGGAAGCCGATCGCTCCGCGTTCGCGGAGGCGTTGACGGCCGTCTATGCGCTCTATCGCGTGGAGCTGTCGCCGATGGTCATGGGCATCTGGTGGGGGGCGCTGAAGGCCTACGACCTGGCCGCGGTGCGCGATGCGCTTGGGCGGCATGCCATGAACCCGGACGCGGGGCAGTTCTGCCCGAAGCCGGCGGACGTGGTGCGGATGATCGAGGGCTCGACCGTGGACTCGGCGCTCGCCGCGTGGGCCAAGGTCGTGCGGGCCATCCGGATCGTGGGCGCGTGGCAGAGCGTGGTCTTCGACGATCCGCTGATCCACGCCGTGGTCGACGACATGGGGGGCTGGCCGCAGCTGTGCCGCGTGACCGACGAGGAACTGCCCTTCCGCGGGAAGGAGTTCGAGGCGCGCTACAGGGGCTTGAGGGGCAGAAGCATCGTGCCCGAGTACCGCGCGCGCCTGGTGGGCATTTCTGAATCGGAGAATGCCCGCCAAGGTTTCCCCATCGAGGCTCCGATCACGGTTGGCGACCCCGAGCGCGCAGCCCAGGTCATGGCAAAGGGCCGGGAGTCGCTCGCGCCCGCGCGCAAGGCCTCGGATTTTCTTGAATCGACGAAAGCCCTGCAGGTGCGCAAATGAGCAGCCTCGCCGTGGATCTCCTCACGCTCCCCAAGCGCTTCTCTGGCAAGCCCGTCTCCCAGCTCGAGGAGACGCTCGCCCTGCACATCCGCGCCGAGAAACTCCCGCCCCCGGAGCGCGAATACGTCTTCGCCCCGGACCGGAAATGGCGCATGGACTTCGCTTGGCCGCGGCTCATGCTCGCGGTCGAAGTCGATGGCGAGGTGCACCGGATCTCGGAGCGCTTCCATGCGGACATCGAGAAGCACGCACGGGCGCTACTCCTGGGCTGGACTGTCCTTCGGGTCGGTGGGCGCGAGGTTCGAAACGGGCTCGCCATCCACTGGTTGAAGGCCTTGATCTGGGAGCGCACCTGAGCGCGTGCGCGCTGGGCGCCTGACGGCGGCCTTGGCGCGCGCCTTGAGCTGGAACAGCTCCCAGAATGCGGCATGCATCCGGCGATGGTCTGGCGAGTCCCTGGGCGCCTCCCACTGGCGCCAGGATTGGGCCGAGCAGTGGACGAGGGCGGCCGCCTCGCCCACGCTCAGACCCAAGCGCTCACGCGCGGCGCGTACGTCTTCGGGGAGCGGGTTCAAGCGAAGGTGTGGGGGCTTGCCGCGGTTGGGGTGGGGCAATCGGAGGCTCCAGGTATGGGACGAGGCGCGCGACCTCGGCGGCGGCCGCGTTCCAGTCGTCCAAGTTCCATCGTGTCCGGCCGGCGCGGCGCATGCTGCGGTAGGCCGCGTCCCGGCCGGCGGCCATGATGGTCGCATAGGTGAGCTGCCGAAGTGGATTCGCGCTCATGCGTACGACGACCAGTGGGAGGCGTCGGCGACCTTGACGCCCGGGGCGACCTCGCGCATTTCGACCTTGGTCGCGTAGCCGAAGCCCCCGTGGATGTCGAGCCTATTCCCCTCGAGCACGCGCTTCCTCAGCTCGGGCCCGATGAACTTCCCTAGGACCGGGACGCACTTGCCGGACATGAAGCCGGTTTCCTCGGTCTCCCGAGCCAGCTCGCGTACCGCGACCATGGAGGCGCCGATGAGGCGCACCACTTGAAAGAACTCGACGTTCGTCTGATCATAGCCCCAGCAGGTGCTCAGGACATCGCCGACCTGGAGCGTATGGGCGAAGGCCTTGCGCTGGGCTCGGCGCTCCTCGCGGCGCTTGTCGAGTGCCTCGCAGCTGGCAAGGAACTGCGCCACGTGCTGGGCGCGCCGCTCCTCTGAGCGGTAGGTATGGTGGAACGCGGGGCGCTCGGCCTTGCCGTAGAACCCCATGGCAGCGGGGCGGCCTTCGGCGCTCAGGTACACGACCGCGGGCGCCGCCTTGGACCGCACGACGATCGTATAACCCTGCGGGATGTAGCGGTTCTCGGGGGAGGGGCGGCGCCTCATTGCATCGCCTCCCAGCAGCCGCTGACGTAGCGTCCGCGCAGCGTCCCGATCTGCAACCATCCCGTGGAATTTCCAGCGCTTCCGGTGAGCGCCAGCACATGCCCAGTCCACGGACCGTCGTGGCAGCGGTGAAGCGTCTTCGCGCAAACGCGAGCCTTGCGTGCCATCTTTTCCTCCTCGACCCCTGAGAACCCGAGGCGCGGTGCCGTCGATAGACGACGCGCCGAGCATCACTCAATGAGTGCAATCCTGTCAAGTAGTCAGCCGACGAACGGTAAGTCGGAACGCGAGGCGAAACGAGGCGGGAAGGCGAGGATGAGAGGCGTTCGCATCCGTCCTGCGGGCGCGCCGCCGTCGCGCGTTGGTGAGAGGGTCGCCTGGTGAGCTAGTGTGGCACGCGCGGCGAGCTGCACGAAAGGGGCTCGCGAGGGTTGGGAATGGGCTCGAAAGCAACATAATGCTGTGCCATAACGGCTTGTGGGGGTGCGTAAGTGTTTGACGGCGCAAGGATCACTCACTCAGTTGTCGCATAACACATAGTCTGTCAACTCGCCCCGCACGCCTGGCCGGCCCGCGCTGCAGCTCCGAGAATCGCTGCTGCATCAGGCGCACCCCCCACGGGCGGCCGAGGCCGAGGGGTCCCACTCTCCCACTCTGGGCCTGAAAGGCCTATCACTTTTTCGTGATGGCGTGTAATGTAGGCGCCTACTTACATCGCGACGGGGCGTTGTCCGATGGCGGAGGTGGTGCAGAGCACGTTGGGGGCGAGGCTGGCGGCGCGGGTGCGGGAGTTGAGGCAGCTGCGCGGGATGTCGCAGGGGGAGTTGGCCGAGACCTTGGGGGTGAACCAGTCGGCGGTGTCGGCTTTCGAGAAGCCGGACCGGACGAACTTCAACCTCGGGACCTTGGAGCAGCTGGCCTGGGCTCTGGAGTGCGACCTCGTGGTGGAGTTGAGGGAGCGCGGTCAGTGATCAGCGGGTACCACTCAGGGATGGCGGTGAATGCGTACCGCTGGCGGCAGCGCTGCCGGCTGCGGGAGCTGGACCCGCGGCTCGAGTGGCGGCCGGTGGACGAGATACGGGTCGTGCTCAGGTGCATTTCCAGGCGCCGCCCGCTGCGGCTGAAGGAGGCGCGGCGGATTGTGCGGGCGATGGCGAGGCGGCTGTGCTGGGGTCCTCCCGGCACATGGACTGTGGAGCGGGCGATTCTCGACTACTGGGGTCCGCTGGACTTCATGTGGCGCTCGCGGATGGTCCGTGTCCAGTCGGTGTGCTGGGAGGAGTTGGAGCGCGAGGCGAGGAGCGAGCGGCGGCAGTTCTGCCTCGTCGTCCAGCACTGGCGCGAGGTGGAGATGCGTTTATGGCGCCGCGAGGAGGAGTTGAACGAGGTGCGGCGCCTCGTCAACAAGATCAGGAAGGCGGTCACGGATGAGCGCAAACGCTTCGGCCAAGGGGGGAACCATCCCTCTCACCGCGAGGGGGATGAAAAGCGTGCTGTCGCAGATCCTGCGGGGGTTGTGTGATGGTTCGGTGGACGTTCAGCAGGCGCAGGCCGCATCCAAGGTGGCCGCGCAACTGAACGCCATCATGAGGACGGAACTCGATGCGGCGCGGCTGCACTTCGAAATGCACGCCAAGCCAAACGGCTACGCCCTCACGGCGATCGGCTACGCCGGATCGGAGGACGACCAGGAATGAGGGGTCCGCGGCCGGTCACAAAGAAGCAGCAGGTCGCGATCGACAAGCGCCGGAAGATCTACGACCTGCGGAAGCAGGGGTACTCGTGGGACGAGGTGGCTGCGGCGATGGGGCTTGCCGCGGACACGGTGGAGACCTACTACCGGCAGGGGGTGAAGCGGGGGGAGTTCGAGGCTTTCGAACTGCCGGGGGCGGGGCACAAGCTCGACCAGCGCGACCCCGAGTCTGTGGCGGCCTTCATCGCCGAGGCTGCGGTGATCGTGGACGACGACTCCAGGTTCGCGAAGCTGCGGGAGGCGTGCAAGGAGGCGGGGATGAAGCCCACGCTCATCGCCTCCCTCATCAAGCGGCTGAAGACGACCTACGCAGGGGTCGTGAACGAGGCGCGCAACCTCTCCATCGACGAGATGAAGGACGCGCTCGAGAAGAAGCTCTCCCTCGTCTTCGACCACATCGACCCGTACTCGGTCGCCCAGGCGTCGCTGAAGGATCTCTCGATCGCGGCCAACATCTTCATCGAGAAGCACCAGCTCCTGTCGCAGAAGCCGACGCACATCATCGACTTCAACTCCCGCCAGCAGCTGCACGTGCTGATGCCGGCCATGCTGGCGGAGGCCAAGCGCAGGGGCATCACTCTCGAGGGCGAGGCGCAGGTCGTCGATGGACCTCGCTGAAATCCACGAGCTGTCCGACGAGGACTTCCGGGCGAAATTCGCCCAGCTCGTGACGCTTGCCCAGAAAGACCGGCAGGAGAACGCGCTCCTCTACTACCGGCCGGTGAACGAGAAAGCGCGCGAGGTGTGGGAGTCGGATGCGCGGGTTCTCGCGATCGGAGGCGGCAACGGCTCCGGCAAGACCGAGCAGATGCTGGCCCTCATCTGCGCGTGTGCGACGGGTGTCTTCCCCGACGCCTTGAAGCACCTCGCGCACAAGCGCTTCCGCGGGCCCATCCACGTGCGGGTCGTGTGCGAGTCGCTCACCACGGTCCTCTACCCGGTGATGCTTCCCAAGCTGCAGTGGTGGAAGTGGACCGGCGTCGACCAGCCCGGGGGAGAGAGGGGTCACTGGGGCTGGATTCCGCCCTACTGCCTGAAGGACCGGCAGTGGGAGAAGAGCTGGAGCGAGAAGCTGCGGACCCTCACGGTGCTCTGCCGCGACCCTGACGACCTGAATGTCGTCCGCGGGGAGTCTGTCTTCCAGTTCACGTCCTTCGACCAGGACCCGAGCGACTTCGCATCCGGTGACTATCACCTGGTCCTGCACGACGAACCGCCGCCGCTTGCGATCTGGCGCGAGAACGAGGCGCGGACCATGCGTGTGGCCGGCCGGCTTCTCCTCTCCATGACGTGGCCCGACGACCCGTCGATCCCCGTCGACTGGATCTACGACGAGGTCTACGAGCCCGGGACACACGACTCGAAGGAAGTCCACTGGATCAACCTCTACACGACCGACAACCCGCATTTGAACCAGAGCGCGGTCGCGCAGCAGTCGAAGTCGTGGTCGGAGGAGATGCGAAACGTTCGCATTTACGGCAAGCCCATCCGCTTCTCGAACCGCGTCCACCCGCTCTTCTCCGACCAGACCGCCCATTGGTGCTTCCCCTGCGGGAAGACCACGATCGCCGAGGACAACCCGGCGTCGATGAACCCCTACGATCGCTTCGTCTGCACCTATTGCAAGGCGACGAACGTGGTCGAGTTCAACCATGTGCGCGAGTTCGACGCCTCGCACTCTTGGCCCACGGTGTTCCTGCTCGATCCTCACCCGCGGAAGCCCCACTGCGGCATGTGGGTCCAAGTCGATCCATCGGACGACTACTGGCAGGTCGATGAAGTCGAGTGCGATGGCGATCCAGCGGACCTGAAAGTGGCCCTCGATCGCATCGAGGCGATGCACAACCTGAACGTATGCCTTCGCCTGATCGACCCGAACATGGGGCGGTCTCCTTCCTCCTCGAGGCGAGGGATCACGTGGCAGGACGACTTCGACTCCGCGGGGATCGTGTGCGATCTCGCCGACGACTCGGAGACCGGCCGGAAGCACGTGAACCAGTTTCTCAAGCCCGACGAGAAGCGCATGCAGCCGCGGATACAGGTCCATCCGCGCTGCAAGCGGACGATCTTCCAGATGCAGCGGCACGTGTGGGACGAGTTCAAGCGTGCAGCGGAAAAGGACCAGAAGCAGACGCCGAAGGCGAAGAACGACGACTTTCCCGCGTTGTGGAAGTACCTCATGAACTACCAACCGACCTTCCGCGGCCTTGTGGGCGCGGGCGGCGTCTACCAACGCCCCGGCCAGCGGCGGGGCGCCTACTAGGAGGCGAGATGCGCAAGGGCTGCATGGCGGCGCAGGAGAAGAAGTGGCGTGCCGAGAGCGATGCGGAGACACTCGCTCGAGCGGCCGAGATCAAGGGCGACAAGGGCCGGCTTGCGGCCGCGCAGAAAGTCGCCACCGAGAAAGCGAAGCAGTACCAGGCCGCGGTCGGCGATTCGCTCGGCTTCGCGAAGAAGCGATGAACACGCTCTACTGCGCGGGCAACTGGGACGTTGCCATCAACTGGGGGCAGTGGATGGTGGGCTTCAACGTCTGGAACTCCGAGTACGGGCTCCTGTGGAACGTCTTCCTCGGACCCGTTCGCGTCGGCGGGAGGGCCAAGTGGCGACGGTAACGACCTGCGACGGGACCGGCGTCGAGATCCCTCCGGACACTCCCACGACTGGCATCTTCGGGCACCAGTATTGCGATGCGGCCCGCCCGATCGCCGAGACGTACCTCGAAGAGGTCGAGACGCTGCACAAGCGCCTCGCAATCCAGTTCCAGGCCGAACTCGAAGAGCTTCGCGCGCGCTACCGCGGGCAGCTCAAGCAGCTCCCGGACGAGCCGTGAGAAAGGTCGCCGGCTGCTGCTCGAAGTGCGACGCCGAGGTGTTCGAAGTCGTCGCGCGCGACGATGATCGGAAGCCCGCGAGGCTGGGTCCTGCGAAGGAGAACGCCGAGCGGCTCACGTTCTACCTCCTCAACGGCTCGCGCATGGACCTCACGTTCTGCACCGACTGCGCGGAATCGCTTACGCCGGGGGAGTTCCCGTTCCTGTGGAGGCGGGTCATGGAGACGTGGGTCGATGAAGTGCCCGGACACTCGTGGGCGGGGACCCAGACCACGAACGGCATCGCCGGCCTCATGGGCCGCAAGCTCTGGAGGGACGTGAAATGAGCGAGATGGGCCTGGGATTGGCCGAGGGCGAAGCGAAGCCCGCGAAGCGCGAGCGGCCGCGGCGCGCGAAGTTCAAGATCGACCGCGAGAAGATCGGGCAGAGGGTCGTCGAGTTCTTCCTCGAGGACGATCGCAACCGCTCCTTCGACATGGACGCGCGGCTGCAGCGCTACGCCAAGTTCCGCATGTGGACGGAGGGCAAGGACTGGCCGTGGGAGGACGCGGCCGATTCGGCCATCCCGGACCTCATGACGCACTCGCTCAAGGTGCAGGACACGCTGCACAACGCCGTCATGTCGACGCGCCCGCCGATCCACGGGAAGGCCGTCGTCCCGCACGACAAGACGAAGGAGAACACCGTCACCGAGCTTCTCGACCACCAGTTCTTCGTCGAGAACAAGGGCGAAGTCATCGTGAGCGAGATGGCGGACGCCTTCGTGAACGACGGCGTCGTGACGGTCTTCACCCCGTGGGTGAGGGAAGAGCGCGAAGTCCACGAGATCCACACGCTGCCGCCGCTTCCTGATGGTGTCGAGCCCGAGAGCTACTTCGCGCAGTACCTCCAGGGCGTCTACAAGCAGAAGATTTTCCGCAAGACCGACGACGAAGGCTGGTCCTGGGAGGTGATGGAGGACGAGAAGACCTGGTTCCAGGTCGAGTTCTACACGGTGGGCAAGCAAATCGAGATGGACGCCGAGAAGAAAGCTGTCGTCTTCGACGCCCCCCGCCCCATCGTGAAGGACTTCGAGGACGTGCTGCATCCAGTGAGGGCGGCGAACCTGCAGATTCCGTCCCCCTCGAATCCGGGAGGGGCATCGCACGTGATCCTCGTCGACTATCCCACGCTCGACGAGGTGAAGCGCCTCAAGAAGTCGGGCTTCTACGACCTCGTGACCGAGGAGGAGATCGACAAGCTTGAGATGAAGCCCCGCGACACCACGACCGGAGAGCAGCAGAAGCAGCAGCTCGACGTGATGCAGGGCGTCACCGACACGGCGAGCGCGAACGACGGCACCTCCGGAGGGAAGTCGCCGGACCACAAGACCCTTACCCGGCTCACCTGCTTCGACATCTTCGACATCGACGGCGACGGCGTGAACGAGGACGTGATCTGGTGGGTGATCAAGGAAGGCTCGATCGTGCTTCGGGCGCGCGAGCTCACGCAGGTCTACCCCTGCAACCCGCCTCGTCGGCCTTTCGCGGAAAGCTCGTTCCTGCCCGTGCGCGGTCGTCGCGCCGGCATGTCGCTCCTCGAGATCATGGAGGGGCTGCACGACATGATCAAGCAGTTCGCCGACCAGACGATCGACCGCGGGACGCTGAAGAACGTGCCGTTCTTCTTCTACCGGGCGTCATCGAACATGCGCCCGGAGACGATCCGCCTGTGGCCCGGGGAGGGATATCCGCTCTCCGACCCGCAGAACGACGTGAACTTCCCGCAGTGGGGCAACGAGGGCGACGCCTTCGGCTTCAATCTCATCTCGCTCCTGGGGCAGATGGAGGAGCGGCTCACGAACATCGGCGAGTTGCAGCTCGGGCGCGTGCCGCAGGGGAAAGCCTCCGCACTTCGCACCGTGCGCGGCATGCAGGCCGTGATGAACCAGGGCGACGCGCGTCCCGAGAGAATCCTGCGCCGCTTCTTCATGTGCTTGGCCGAGGTGTACGCGCAGATGCACGAGCTGAACCAGGTGTTCCTGCCGCGCGAGAAGCAGTTCCGCGCCTTCGGCGTGAGGCGCGCCGACGAGGACCCCTACCGCAAGGTGATGGACACCTCCGAGATCCGCGGGCGTTTCCACTTCGACTTCGTCGCGAACGCGATGAACACGAGCAAGGAAGCCATGCGCGCTTCCCTCGACGAACTCCTCGGGCTCTACGTCACGCCGATGGCGATCCAGCTGGGCGTGATCGACGGCGAGGGCGTCTACCAGCTCCTGCGCGACTCGGGAAAGGCGAGGGGGCAGGACCCGGACAAGTACCTCAAGCCCCCGTCGCCCGAGTCGATGCTGCCCAAGATGTTCGCCGAGGAGGTCGTGACGCTCATCCTCGCCGGGGGTCTTCCGGAGTGCCGGCCGGCGGAAGCCACGTCGGTCGATCACCTGAAGAAGCTCATGGACTTCGCGGGCCAGGACGAGTTCGGCTTCCTCTCCGAGACGCAGCTCGGCATCTTCAAGGCCTACCTCGCGGCGCTGCGCCAGCGCATCGCCTCCGAGATGCAGCAGCAGGCCATGCTGGCGGCCGCGCAGCAGTTCCAGGGCGGCGGACAGTCTGGCGTCCCTGGACCGGAAGGCACCGCGCCGCTCGACACCGGCCCTACCCCCCTCGGTCCGAACGAGCTGCTCGACGAGACGCTGCCCGGCGCCGGCGGCGGCGCGAATCCGACACTGCAGTGACCCCAGTCCTCGCGATCAAGAAGCGGCACCGTCGGCCGGTGTGGCTGATGATCGACCTTCGCGATGACGACGACGTGGAAGCCGTGGTCGTCATCCCCGCCTTCGGCCGAGACCACAACGCCGGCATGGACTGCTGGTGTCACCCCAGAGAGGAACCGGGGCTCTTCGTCCACAACGCGGAGAACTGATGCCGACCCTCGACGAGTACCGCCAGCAGCGTAAGGCACCGCGCGATCGAAGCCCCGAACTGCATGCCCTCGCCCGGGAGGCCGTGCGTGCCGAGGCCGTCACGAACGACGCCGACTGGAACCACTTCCTCTCCTACCTGGAGGCGGCCATCTCCCGCACGACAAGCCTCCGGGACCAGGAGGACAAGCGGCTGCGCGACCCGCTCCTGGTTGAGGACCTCGAAATCCGCCGCTGCAAGGTGCGGATTGCCGAGTTGGAGACGCGAATCGCGACGCTGAAAGAGGTCATTCTGCTGCCTAAGTTCATAAAAGAACAGGGAAATCTCGCCCGCCAGCAGATCGCCGAACTGAAGGCGTCCGAGGGGGCTTAGGCGCCCCACATCGCCTGCTCGGCAGCGGCGCGCTGCACGATTGCCATGCGCGCGTCCCATTCCTCGCCGCACCGTGCCTTGAGGCGAATTCTCGGCTTCGCCCGGATGCGCGCCCGTAGTTCGAGCCCGAGTTCCGCCTTCCGCCGCTTGAGAACCAAGAACGGCAGCAACTGCGGGACGTAGAAGTCGAAGCGCCGGCCGGACGCGAGCTTGTAGACCCAGAGCGGGCGCTTGTTCGTGCCCGGACGTGGCTGCACCTGGCATAGCGTCCCGCCCATTTTTTCCATGAGGAAGTCGAGCGGCCGCCGGTCGATCTGGCCTACCGACATTTCGACGAGGAATCGCTGCGCCGTCCGCAGCACGTTGAACGTTCCCTCGCCGTCGATGAATCCGGCGATGTAGGCGGCCTCGGTCTCGGTCAGGAAGTCCATGTATGCACCCTCCAAATGTAGGTATGCCACTAACCTACACCGAAAAGTGAGCGCACACTAGCATCGGGCGCTATCCTCACGCGCAGGTAGGTCGGTTCCTACAGCGAAACGCGGTGGAGTCCGACAGACACGGGCGTATTCGCCGGGACGCCGCCGGCAGGCAACGCGGACCTTCAAGGCGCGGAATGACGATTTCGGACGGCGCTGGCCTCGAGCATGGCGAGGGGCAAGAGCAGGGTGTAGCGCCACCTGCGGATGGGTCGCAAGGGGATGGTGGGAAGCCTCCTGGCGACGGGATCACGAAGCAGCAACTCGCGGCGGCCTTGAACAGCCAGGAGCGCAAGCTCCGCGCGGAGTTCGAGGAAACGCTCAAGCGCGAGCGCGACCAAGGGAAGGCGAACGACCCGAAGCCGCCGACGCGCGCCGAGTTGCTGGCGATGGTCGATCGCGGGGACCTCACGCAGGCGCAAGCCGACGCGCTCTGGGAAAAGCAGCTCACGGAGCGGGTCAAGCGGGAGGCCGCGGCCGAAGTCGGTGCGGCGCTCGGCGTGCAGGATCGGACGCGGCGCGTCGAAGCGGTGCTGGCGGAGTATCGCGAGGTCGTTGGCGATGCCTGGGTCGAAGGGACCAAGGAACGCGCCAAGGTGGCTGCGGAGTTCAAGCATCTCGTCGAGGTGCTGGGATACCCGCCCACGAAGGAGACCGAGGCCGCCGCGCTGCGAGCCGCCTTCGGCGATGTCGCCGCGCTTCGCGCTTCCAAGTCCGCCAAGGCAGGCTCGTCCGAAACGCACGCCGAGACCGGGGGTTCCAAACCGTCGGGCGAAGGCGGTTCCAAGGACCCCGTGAAGGCGCTCGATGCACGACAGCGCGCGTACTACCAGCGCGGCATCGACAACGGGCGCTACAGGGACTGGGACGCGGTTCGTGAAGAGCTGAAGTTCGCCCGATCGAGGGCGAAAGGCTAGTGGAGATCCTGGTCCGCCAGGACTTCACTCCCGCCGAAGTCAAGCAGGCGCGTCTCGCGGCATCGGAGTACCGGAAGAAGCAGGCCACCTCCGGCGCCGAGAACGTCCTCAACCTGACGGACCTGAAAAAGTCCGTCGTCCTCTGCGACTCGCACGCGAGAAAGCTCCACAAGAAGCACGGCTACCGCCTGCATCCGGAGATTCCTCGCGTGCTTGGTCGATGCGATGTGTGCCAAGCCTACGGGCCCGGCCGGTTCTTCGTCGATGAAGCGACGTGGTTGGAGTCGCGCAAGTCGATGGAGAAGTACCGAAGGGCGCTCGAGTACGGCCGCATCGTGTCGGGTTGAAACCGACTCGCAGGAGACGAAGAGCGATGGAACTGGCATACACGTTGAGCGGCGGCGCTCCGATCATCAAGCGATTCCAGATCGGCGTCACGAACAACAACTCCGGGGTGCCCTACACGGTGCCCGCGGGCGGCACGGCTGGCGTGGTGATCGGCACCACGACCGGCGCCACGGACCTCGTGGGGGTGAGCGTCGAGCCTCCGGGCACGTACAACACTGCCCAGCAGGCGGGCAACGCGGATCCCGAGACCACGGTCGCGCTGATCATCAACCCCGACGCCGTGTGGCGCGCGCTGATGAGCGGCGGGGCGACCGAGAATACCGCGCTCGCGCTGCAGGCGGTCACGACCGCGGCCACCGACGGCCTGTCGGTCACGACCGGCGCCGAGTGGTCGAGCCCGACCTTCGACGAGGGCCACCTCTGGGGCTACGACGGCGCCAACGCGAAGATCGCCCGCAAGATCACCTCGGTCTCGAGCACGGCGGCCACGCTCACCGTGGCGCTGCCCAACGACACCGCGGTCGGCGACAACTTCCTGCGCTGCCCGTACACGCCGATGCAGACCGTGACGGTGCAGCTCACGACCAACCTCACCCAGGCCGACGCCTCGATCGCGGTCGGCACCGGGGCTCCCTACCGCGTGGTGGAGCTGGTCTTGAACGACCAGTCGCTCGACGGGCGAACCAACAGCTTCGTGCTGTTCGCCTCCAACAGCCACGCCCTCAACCTCGCCTAAAGGAGCCCTGCCATGCCTTCCCCGATGACCAGCGGCCAATTCGGCGACCTGCTGGACCCGCGCTTCCAGAAGATCTTCTTCGACAACCTCAAAGAGCCCAACGACATGATCCCGGTCATCTTCACGGATGTCGGGACGAACGGGCGCAACAACATGATGTGGAGCGGCGTCGGCCAGCTCCCGGACTGGGACGAGTTCACGGGCAACGTGACCTACGCCTCCATGTCCCAGGGCTACGACGTGACGCTGACGCCGGTCGAGTTCGCCAAGGGCATCCAGATCGAGCGCAAGCTCTACGACGACGACCAGTACCACGTCATGGACCAGAAGCCGAAGGGGCTCGCCTCCTCGGCGCGTCGGCTGCGGCAGAAGCACGCGCACCGCATCTTCAACAACGCCTTCAGCGTGGACTCGTACTTCTACGCGCACTCCGAGGGCGTGGCGCTGTGCTCCAACTCGCACACGACGACCTCGGGAGCGTCGACCGCCTCGGGCTTCGACAACCTCATGACCGCCTCGCTCACCGCGACGGCGCTCGCTGCCGCGCGCATCCAGATGGTGGGCTTCCGCGGCGACCAAGGCGAGCGGCTCGACCTCAAGCCGGACGAGCTGTGGATCCCCCCGGACCTCTACGAGGTCGCCTTCGAGATCGTGAACTCGATGGGCAAGGTGGACACCGCCAACAACAACAGGAACGTCCACCACGGCGTCTACACGATCCACGAGTGCGTCTACTTCACCGACACGAACAACTGGTTCGTGTGCAACGGCCAGGCGCGCAAGGAGAACGTCTTCTGGTCCGACCGCGTGCCGATCGAGTTCGCGATGGTCGAGGACTTCGACACGCTCATCGCCAAGTGGCGCGGCTACGGCCGGTGGGGCAACGCCTACATCGACTGGCGCTGGATCCTCGGGAGCCAAGTCTCGTGAACAAGGACTACGCCGAGTCGGGCCTGAAGCTGGGCCTGGGCACCGGGACCAAGACGCACGCGAAGACGGCGGGCTCGGCGCCCGCCGCCAAGCTGCCCGAGAAGACCGTGGGCTACCCCGGGGTGCCAGGCAAGACGCAGCCCAAGTCGCGTGCGAACGGCACGCCGACCACGGGCCACTGCGGGCCGTTCTACGTGCGCAAGGAAGGGCTCTAGCGAGCAAGCCTAATCCCGACTCGGGGGCGCGCGAGCGGACTGGGCAAGGGCTAATCGTGCCGAAGGAGTAGGCGATGAGTTTCCTCACCAAGTACGGCACTCTCTGGGGTGCCATCCCGCAGACCGCCGGCCGCGTCTTCTGGGTCGCACCTTCGGCCTCCTACACCGTGGAGGGCCGCTCCTACGTCGCCTCCGACGGGCAAGACGGCCTTGCGCCGGACCGCGCGGTCCTCACCCTCGACTACGCGGTCGGCCTGTGCTCGGCGAACGTGGGCGACGTGATCGTGCTCCTGCCCGGCGCGCACTCCTGGTCGGCCTCGGTCGCGGTCGACGTGGCCGGCATCACCATCACGGGACTGCCCGGCGGGGCCGGGAACTACCTGCGCCAGCGCGCGAGCGTTACGACGAGCGCCGCCGACGAGATCATGAACGTCACGGCCGCAAACGTGGAGATCGCCTATCTGCACGTGATCCCGGCCACGACGAAGGCCGGCATCGACTTCTCGGCCAACGCCGACAACCTGCACGTCCACGACTGCTCCTTCGACATGGCGACCCCTGCCGTGGACACGGGCACGATCGGCCTGGACGCCACGGGCGGCGCGTCGAACGTCCTCATCCGCAACAACTACTTCGAGTGCGACGGCGCGCAGGGTCCGGCGATCGACGTGACCGGGTGCCTCGACTCGGTGGTCGAGGACAACACCTTCAACCTGTCCGCGAACACCTGGGCGGCCGCGATCACGACGGGTGCCGCGACCGCGCGCGTGGTGATCCGCCGCAACCTCTTCAACGACGGCGCGGGCACCATCACCGCCGGCATCGACGGCACGGGCGCCACGATCGCCAACGGCGTCGTGATCCACGACAACCGCTTCGGCGTGACCGTCACCGTCCCGGTGGACAACTTCGACGCCGCCGAGGCTGTGATCTCCGAGAACTACGACTTCGGCGTGGGCGCCACCGACGGCGGGGTGCTCATCACGGCCATCACCTGATCGGGAGCGACATGGACCTGCAGATCGACACCAAGCCGCTGCTGCGGCCGGCGCAGCTTGCCGACGCGCGCGGCGAGCGCGCCTCGCTCGAGAAGAAGCTCCACAACCCGCACATCCAGGACAAGGGCGAGGTCGCGAAGCAGCTCAAGCGGCTGGACCAGATGCTCTCCGCCCAGACGCCCAAGCCCTTCGAGGGCGCGGCCAAGGACGCCGCGGTGAAGCTCGAGGCCGAGCTGCGCGAGGAACTCCTGCAGGGCATGCCCTCGCAAGAGGAGATGCGCAAGAACCCCCCCGGCGCGGTGGACAAGCACATGGCCTGGGAGCACAAGAACAAGCAGAAGCTCCTGCAGTGGAAGAACCTCGTCCTGCGGCTGAACCACGACAACCCGGACGGGAGTGTCGCGAACTTCGAGAAGTACCGTCCGCGTGGCTCCACGCTCAACATGGACAGCGCCCAGATCCAGGGGCGCGAATACTTCATGCCGCCGCCCGGGGTAGCGCCGGCCGTCGTCTTCTCCGAGGAGGAAATGAGCCTCATCCGGGACCTGAACCCGGGGCTTGCGGACAAGCTCGCGCTGCTCACGAACACGCAGCGCGCCGAGGTGAAGCGGGTCCTCCAGCAGGGGTAAGCCGTGGCCTTTCCCTTCCTCTTCCAAGAGGACTTCGAAGCCGGGACGATCGGCAACTTCAACGCCGAGACCGACACCGAGAGCCGCCTTTCGGTGGACCACTACTCGGTGCTCGCTGCCACGCCGGGCCTCGCGATGCCGTTCCGCGGCGCCTACGCGCTGCGCGTGAACCTCGCGAACGACGGGTCTCCTGCGGATGCGTACGTGCAGGAGAACGACGGCTTCGACCTCGCACTCGACGGCACGCTGTACGTGCGATTCCTGCTCTGGGTGTCGCCCGACATCATCATGGCGAACTCGGACGAGTTCCTGATCCTCGCGCTGCAGAGCGCGGGCCCCGTGGACGAGGGAGTCGTCGCGATCAACTACACGACCGCGAACGGGCTTCGTCTGGGCGTGGGCGAGACCTCGGCGAGCCAGTTCCTGCCGCTCACGACCGGCGTCTGGCACACGGTCGAGCTTGCGGTCGTGCTGGATGACGGGCCCTCCAACGACGGCACGCTCACGCTCTACCTCGACGGCGCCGCCGCGACCGCCGTCACGGGCCTGGACCAGGCCGCCATCGCGCAGGCGCGCCTCGGCGTGATCGGGCAGGACGCCGGCACCACGAAGGGGGTCATCCTCTTCGACGACGTGGTGACGGACGACGCGCGCATCTACGCCCCGGCGCTGCGCTACACGCTCTCGCCGCTCCTCACCAAGTCCGGGCACGCCTTTGTGGGCCCGGGCTGGGTCGACGCCGCCCGCCTCATGGCCGGGGCCGCTACGGACAACGTGCTCGCGCTCTACGACACCGATGTCGCGGGGACCGAGGACGCATCCAAAGTGAAGCTGGAACTCAAGAACACCGCCAACAGCGAGGTCGTGCAGAGCAACCTCCTCGCGCCGATCCGCTTCGAGCGCGGCTGCTACGTGAGCCTCACCGGCACGAACCCGCGCGCGCACGTGGACATCCGGCCGGGCGTGGCCTACGGCTCCGACGGGGCGATCCGCAACTACGGCCTGCGCCGGACGCCGACGCCGAGGAACGTATGAAGATCCCCGCGATTCCCCCGGTGCCGGCGATGGACGCGCTGCTGTCCTTCATCGCCTTTCTGCAGGACACGAAGGCGGTCGAGGAGCGCGCTAAGCAGCTCGAGGAGCTGCGCACGTCGATCAACGCCAAGATCGAGCTGGTCGGCAAGGCCGAGGAGATCGAGACCCTTCGGGCGCTGGCCGAGAGCGCCCGCGCGCAGGCGGACCACGACCTCGCCAAGGCGCGCGAGGAGGCCGCCGCGACGGAGCGCGCGGCCGCGCTCAAGGCCGAGGCGATCGTGGCCGAGGCCGAGGCCATCGCGAAGTCACGCGAGTCGGGCTTGGACGCGAGGGCCAAGGAACTCGGCGACGAGGCGGACAGGGTCTCCGCGCGAGCCAGGGAAGTCGAGGCTCAGCGCCAGGCCGCCGAGGCCAAGCTGGACGAGGGCCAGCGCCTCTTCGCCGAGGGCCAGCGGCTGAAAGCCGACTACGACGAGAAGCTCGCCAGGCTGCGCCAGGCTGGCGTGGTGTGATGGGGAGACCGGGTGATCCGCGGCTCCACCAACATCGTTGACGGGCGGGCGACGGCGACCGACACGTCCAACACGCAGGTCATCGCGGCGCAGGGCGCCGGGATCAAGATCCACGTGACGACGCTGGTCATCTCCAACTCGTCGTCCTCGAACACCGAAGTCCACATCAAGAGCGGGACCACGACCAAGCTCACGGTTCCCGCTCCCGCGACCGGCGGTGCCGTCATGGGGCAGATCGAGCCGCCCCTCGTCCTCAACGCGAACGAGGCGCTCAACTTCGCGGCAGCTGCTGGCGTGACGACGATGACCGTCTCGGCCATCGGCTACAAGGGGGAATGACGTGAGCTTCTACGTCGTCCCCATCATCGGGACCGGCAAGTTTCCCGACACGTTCCGCCCGAAGTACCTGGGCGACACGGCGGTGCCGTTCCAGGACGGCATCCCGTACGACTTCTGCCCGCTCGACGACACGGGCGTGGTGTACGCCCAGACGAGTGTGGTGCAGGACGCATTCCTCGCTGCGCAGCCTGACGTGCAGGTCATCCCGCCGCTCGATGAGCAGGTCGGCGCCGGGCGACTCAACACGGTTCGCAACCGGCTCGAGGCCCTGAACATCCCGGCACAGTGGGTCACTGCCTCGCACACGTTCCGCAACGTGATGCGCGTCGTGGTGGGCATGGCACAGCTCATCCATGTCACCGAGGGTCTCGGCAACAAGCTGCGCGTCCCGGGGAATCTGGACCTGCGGATGAATCAGATCCCCGCAGACAAGCGCGCGACCCTTCAGCAGGGCGCGGACATTCTGGGCCTCGACCGCTCGGGCGTCACGGCGATCACGACCGTGCGCGAAGTCCTACGCATCCTGGGCGAGCAGTTCATGGCCGGGCGCGGCGTGTCTCTGGGAGACCTGTAGATGGCTCTCCCCGCGACCGAGAACTTCGCTGGAGCTGCTGGGGCGCTCGGGGGCTCATGGACTCAGCAGGTCACGCAGACCATAAACAAGAACGGCTCTGGGTTGGGCACGACCTCCGGGGCGGATGCCACGAACGGAGCTTCGTGCTACTGGAATGCGGACACCTTCAGCGCGGCGCAGTACGCGAAGATCAAGTTCCAGAGCGGGGCGGCGTCCTCAGCGTATTGCGGCTGCTCTGTGCGCGCCACGGACACCGGGACCACCGCGGCTGATCGCTATGCCCTCCTCGCGACTGGCAGCGGCACGTCCGGTCAGACGCAGCTCATCGTGACCGTGAACGGCGCGGCGACCACGCTCGCCAACTACGCGCAGGCCTGGTCGGCGGGCGACGAGATGTATATCGAGGCCCGCGCGAGTTCCATCCTCGCGAAGAGGAACGGCACCGCGCTTGGCGCGGCGATCACGAACAGCACGCTCACGGCTGGCTCGGCGGGGATTGCCGCTGCGCAGGTTGCGGGCACGGCCCCGACCTTCGATGACTGGGAGGGCGGGAATCTCCCCCGCGCCTACGTCTTCGACAAGGGCTCGGCTTTCAACCGAGGAGCTGTGTTCGCGGGGGCTCTCCGGTGATCGACCTCGGCACGGTTCGGCCAGGCTCCACGGTCCGCATTCCGTTCTCGTCCTTTGACAAGGACGACGGGTCGTCGATAACGATGACGAACTACGCCGTGGGGGACATCCTTGTCTACAAGGACGGCAGCACCACGGAGCGGGCGAGCACGGCGGGCTACACGGCCACGACCGACTTCGACACGAAGACCGGCAAGCATCTTGCCGTCATCGACCTAGCGGACAACACGACCGCCGGATTCTGGAATGCCGGGTCAGAGTACCTCGTCGCGATCGACTCGGTGACGATCGACGGCGTGACGGTGGGCGGCTGGATCGGCCGTTTCCGCATCGGCTACCAGGGCGCGATGCTGGACACCACGATCGCGACCCTTGCCTCGCAGACCTCGTTCACGCTCACGAGCGGGCCCGCAGAAGACGATGCGTTGAACGGCTGCTCGGTCATCATCCACGACATCGCCTCGGCCGTGCAGTGTGGCTGGGCCGTGATCTCCGACTACACCGGGGCGACGAAGACGGTCACGCTCGCGGCTGGGACGACATTCACCGCTGCGGCCGGCGACAACATCTCGGTCATGTTCCCCCAGCCGCTGCAGCCGACGGTGGCGGGCCGCGCGCTCGACGTGTCCTCCGGCGGCGAGGCGGGGCTCGACTGGGGAAACATCGGCAGCCCCACGACTGCGCAGAACCTTTCCGGCACCAACATCGACACGGATCAGACCGTGGCCGCTGTGAGCGGGGCCGTGGGAAGCGTGACGGCCGCAGTGACGGTCGGCACCAATAACGACAAGACGGGCTACGCCCTCACGGCGACCTACGACTTCGCCAAAGGCACGACGGCGATGACCGAGGCGTACGCCGCCAACGGCGCGGCGCCGACGCCCGTGCAGGCCCTCTTCGCGATTCACCAGATGCTCATGCAATTCGGCATCTCTGGCACGAGCCTCACCGTCAAGAAGCTCGACAACGCCACCACGGCGTTCGTCGTGACGCTCGATGACGCAACCAACCCGACCTCGGCGGTGCGCACGTGATCCGCACCGTCGTCACGCGCGGCTACGCCTCTGGCGGCGCGATCAAGTTCGTCGTCACCCGTGGCTACGCGATCGGGGGCGGCGCCCCGGTCGCCACGTCGCGCCATCTGCTTCTGCTGGGGGCTGGCACATGAGCACTACGAGTCAGCTCACTACCTTTTCCGACCTGTTCACGGACCTGCAGAACCGCGTGCGAGCTACGACTGGCGTGACCGCGACGGAGAACCAAGCGAAGCGCTACATCAACATCGCCCTGCACGACATGCACCTCGGGTTCGACTACAAGGTGCCGTGGGCGGAGCGCCGCGGTGTCATCCGCACGCAGGACGACTACACGACCGGCACGGTCACGGTGAGCCGCGGCTCCACGTCGCTCACGGGGAGCGGTACGGCGTGGAACACGAACAACGACTTCTCCGTGAAGAACATGCGGGCGAACGGGAAGATCGTGATCGCTGGTTCCCGCACGCCGTACACCATCTCCGCGGTCGGCGGCGACACGTCGGCAACGCTCGCGACAGCCTTCACGGAAGCCTCGGTGAGTGGGGCGAGCTACACCTACTTCGAGGACGAGTACGACCTCGCTTCGGACTTCCTGCGGCCGGTGGACATGCAGCGCTTCTCGGAGGCGCTGAATATCGACCTCATCTCTAGGACCGAATTCCGGCGCCGCTTCCCGACGAACACGATCCCCGGGAAGGTCACGGTCGCCACCATTCTCGACTACGCGCCGAGCGGCAACACGACGCCGATCCGGCGCGTGCGCTTCGCGCAGCCGCCGAACGACTACCTCCTCATCCCGTACGCCTACATCACGTCGAATCTCGCCGTGAGTTCGGCTGGGGTAGCGGCGGCGAACCTATCGGCCGACTCGGACGAGCCGATCGTCCCGCTGCGCTACCGGCACCTCATCGTCTTCCACGCGCTCTACCACTGGTATCGCGACAAGAAAGACGACACGCGCAGCCAGGAGGTGAAGGCCGAATACACCGACGGGATGCTGCGCCTCGCGATGGACCAGGAGGTCGGCGCCGCGCGGCCGCAGTTCCGGCCTCGGATCTCGGCGTACGCCGGCTATGCCCGCCGACCGTGGGGCGGGGGGCGTCGATGATCCGCCGCCGCGGCCGCGAGCTGCGCACGCGCAATCCGCTCATGGACGACGTGTCCTTCGGGACGGGCGGCATCGCGGGCGGGCGCTTCACGCTGGACGACCCAGGGACAGGCGACGTGAACTGGTCGCTCTATGTGCGCATGGGCTACATCGAAGGCCAGCCTAATTACGTGGTGGAGACCGTCTGATGGCACTCACGACCCGCGCCGGAAAGGGCTCGGCGCTCACGCATGCCGAGATGGACGCGAACTTCACTGGGCTCGCGAATGGAAGTCTCATTTCGGGCGCCATCAATGGCACGACGCTGGGGCAGACGACGCCGGCTGCTGGCTCGTTCACCACGATCACCGGGACGACGCTCGGCATCGGGACTGGCGCGTCCCCGGGCGCTGGGCAGCAGGCCCATGTGACCGGCACTGGCATTCAAGGTGTGGCCGCGGAAACGACGGACAACACCACCTCGTCGGTGGCGCAGTTGCGCGCGCTGAGCGCTGCCAGCTTGGGTTATCTGCAAAGCCACGCTGCGGCCCGCACCCTGACGAGGTACGGACTCACGCTGGGCGGATGGGTCGAGCTGTTCGTTGACAACAACACCGGGACGAACAACGGCCTCATCATCGGGACGCAACAAAACGTCCCGGTCGTCATCGGCAGCAACAACACCGAGATCGGTCGATTCAGTACCTCCGGTTTCACTACGACCGGGACGTTTTCGTCAACCGGCGGATCGGTCCCCGACGTATCGACGTCGAAGGCATGGGCGATAGCGGATCGCTTCGGGATTGTGCGGGCCGCATCGTCCGCGAACGAGCGCATTTGGGACGCGATTGTCGAGGCAACCACTCTCAAGATTCGAGCGGTCAACGACGCCTATTCGTTGTCCGGCGTCGCCATCACCATCACCCGCTCTGGCACCACGATCTCCAGCGTAGCACTTGGCGGCCAGGTGCTGGCCGAGAACGGCACGAATGCAGCGCCCGCGTTCTCGTTCTCGTCCGACCCCGACACGGGTGCCTATCGCAGCGCAGCGAACGAATACAGCATCGCCGCTGGTGGAAGCCGCAAGGCGACCTTTGCCGGTTCGACGCTGACACTTCCCTCTGGCATCTACATCTACACGCAAGAGGACACGGTGTCGTCCGCGACAGCGGTCAATGGAATCCAGATGGGAAACGTCACGATTTCGTTCGGTACGGGCGCACCGACGCACTCACGGGGACAGGGGTCGATCTACATCCGCACCGACGGCTCGTCGAGCTCGACGCGCCTGTACGTCAACACCGACAGCGGCACGACCTGGACCGCCATCACGACGGCGACCTAGATGGAGCGCAGCCAAACCATCATTGATCTCCTCTCGATTCAGCGCAACGAGGCGCTGGATCAGATCGTCCTGCTCAACGTCGAGTTGCGTGCGGCGCAGGCGCGCATCCAGGCGCTCGAGGGCGAACTGAAGGCGCTCGTCGCCTCCACGGCGGTGCTCTGATGGCCTCCAAGCGCGAGCACTTCCGGCACCTCTTCGGCGGCGGCTGGGCGACCGATTTCGGGCCGTCAGCCGACGTGTCGCCGACCCAGACGGGCGACATCATCATCCCCTATCTGCTCGACGCGGAGAACGTGTTCTTCGAGCTGGACGGCGGGCCGCACAAGATCGGCGGCACGTCGAAGCTCAATTCGTCCGTGATCGAGTCGGGGGCCGTCATCCGCGGCCTCTTCGACTATTGGCGGCAGGGGACATCCGCCTCGCCTGCCCAGCGCCGGGTCGTGTTCGCCGGCACGAAGATCCTCGCGGACAACGCCGACGGCACGTTCGCAGCGATCAAGACCGGGCTCGAGAGCGGCAAGGTGCCGTCGTTCAGCGTCTTCAACGACGACCTGATCATGGCAACCGACAGCACCACGGACGTGCCGCAGCTCTACGACGGCACCACGTGCGCCGACCTGGGTGGGACGCCGCCGAACTTCGCGTTCTCGTGCGTCCACAAGAACCACGTCTTCGCGGCAGGCGACGCCTCGAATCCGTCGCGGCTCTACTACAGCCGCACGCTCAATGCGGAAGACTGGACGCACTCCTCGGCCGGGCACATCGACATCGACCCAGATGACGGCGATCGCATCACCGGAATCGCAAGCCACAAGAACAGCCTCTGGGTCTTCAAGGGACCCTACAAGGGTTCCATCCACCGCATCAACGGCTCGGCGAACTCAGGCTCTGACGCCTGGACGCGCGTGCCCTTCATCCACGGGCTGGGCGCGGTGAACCACAACACGATCTTCCGCATGCGCGACGACCTCGGATTCATGTGGTCGGACGGCTCTGTCCACAGCCTTGCGGCGACCGCGGCCTACGGCGACTTCAACGAGTCGTCCCTGCTGCGCCCGATCCACCGATATCTGCGCGAGCACCTCACGCACTCGGCGCTCAAGTTCGCATGGGCAGAGACGGACGTGGCCCGCAGCCTCGTTGTGTTCACCGTGCCTGTGGACACGAGCACGGACTGCAACAACATCATCGTCCTCGACTACGCGCGGCAGCAGGTGTGGCTTTCGCAGTGGCCGGCGTACAACGCGAACTGCGTGGCCAGGGTGATCGACGCCTCGAACGCGAACCAGCCGAACCTGATGATCGGCGGGCGCGACGGCTATATACGGCGCACGAACATCGCCGCGAGAACCAACGATGGGAGCGCAATCACGGCGAAGGTCACGACGCCGCACAACAACCTGGGCAGCGCCATCGTCATGAAAACGCTGGCGGGTGCGAGCGTCGGAATCGCGCCGAAAGGCGACTTCGACATCACCTTCGGCTGGACGCGCGACGACAACGCGCAGCAGACCGACACGGTGGATCAGGGCGGCGGAGACGTGCTCGGCGTGGCCTCGGCCAACCAGTTCACGTTGAACTCGTCCGCCTTGGGCGGCGCGCAGTTCGTCGATCGCTTCCTGCCGATGGAGTCGGGCGGGGAATTCCGGTCCATCGCCTTCCAGCTCCTCAACGCCGGGAACAACGAGGACATGGAGGTCCATTCCATCTCCATCGCCGTCGAAGTCGGTGCTCAGTCGCAGGAGAACGCCTGATGGCACTTGCCGTCTTCAAGACCTACAGCGCGGGCGAGGTGCTCACGGCCTCGGACCTGAATTCGTCCTTCACGACGATTCACAACAATGCGCTGTCGCTCATCTCCCCGCTCACCGGAAACCTTGCGGCTGGCGGCTTCGTGCTGACTGGCCTGGGCGCGGGCGCGGCGAACGGCGAATCGGTCCGCTTCGAGCAACTCGCGGCCGCCGCGCCGCTGCAGATTTGCGAGTTCCGCCTGACACTCACCAGTGCGACGCCCGTCACGAATTCGGACGTGACTTCCGCCACGACCGTCTACGTCTCCCCCTACAAGGGAAACCGCATCGCGCTCTACGACGGGTCGACCA